GGTGTCATGGCTTCGGGCGTAGTGGGTCCGAACTCGTCGGTATTGACATTGAGCCGTTTCGACGGCGCGGCATTGGATGCAGGGACATATTTTTTCAGCGGTTGCTACGAATCTTCAGTCGGCTAAGAAGTCGGCTATTTTGGTGAGGTGAATCATGGTTGCAGCAGCGGTAGCAGGCGCAGTTGTCGTCGGCGGTGTCGCAAGCTCGGCAATGGCTGCCAATCAGGCTGGCAAAGCCAACGCATCGCAGCAGCAAGCGGCGCAGAGCCAGTTGCAGCTCGCTCAAGAGCAATACGACAACATGCAGACGCAGATTTCGCCATATCTCCAGGCGGGGCAGACTGGCCTCACTGACTACGGGAATCTGCTCGGCTCGAATGGTGTCGATGCGCAGAATCAGGCGATTGGCGACATCAAGAATGGCGCTCAATACCAAGGTCTGATGCAGACCGGTAATCAGAATATCCTTGCCAACGCTTCTGCCACTGGTGGATTGCGCGGATCGAACACGAGCAATACTCTCGCGAACACATCGATTGGCACTCTTAACGGATTGATCACGCAGCGTCTTGCTGGATATGGTCAGCTGATGGGCAATGGTATGAACGCGATCAGCGGATCTCAGGCTGCCAGCAACGCCTACCAGCAAACCTCCGATCAGGCGTGGCAGAACTCGGCAGACGCATATTCTAAATACGATACAGCGCTATCGAATTCATTTACCTCGGGAATGGGGTCGATCACCAAAGGACTTACAAGTTATATGGGGGGTGCTGTCTAATGTACGACTTCTCCGGACTTGGGAAAGGCATAGACGAGCAGATTGGCAATGATGCCATGCAAGGATTTCAGATTGGCAATGCGGCTGCCACGGCTCAAGGACGAAACCAAGCTACGAACGCGGCAAACGCGGCGACCGTATCGAACTCCAATCTTCAGATCAGCAATAACCAGCGTCAGCAGGCATTCCAGATGGAATCAGCGGCGCTGTCGAACAGTCCGAACGCTACCCCGACTGACTGGCAGGCGTTGGCGCAGAAGTATCCAGAGTTTGCGCAACAGGTCAACGCCAACACCAATCAGCAGCAGGTGAACTGGCAGAATGTCCGGCAGCGCATGTCGTCTGATGCCGTGGCGACCGTGGCAGGAATGCAGGCGCGCTTGCAGGCCGACGATGTTCCGGGCGCGCTTGATCTGCTGGAGCAGCGCGCGGTGCGACAGGAGAACGCAGGCGATCAGGCCGGCGCCGCGCAGACTCGCTCCTTCGAAGCGCTGATCAACAAGAACCCGGAAGGCGCCAAGCAGCTCGCGTCGAGCATCCTGAACGCTGGCAGCGCGAATACCGCACAGGATCTGTATGCGAACCAGAAATCCCAAGCTGGCGCGGTGGTGGCGCAAGCAACAGTCCCGGCAGCAGTCGCTCAAGCAAACGCTGGCGCTTCTCTGGCTGGAACGCAGGCCGCCTATGCTCCGGCGCAAGCTCAAGCGGGAGTCAATGCAACTCAGGCAGGAACGGGACTGACGACGGCTAATACGGGCCTCGTCAATCAGCAGATCACTGCGCCCCCCGCTGCGATCGCCGCAGCGCAGCCGGAATACACGGCCGGGCAGAGCAATGAGCAGTTGGCATCCCAATCTGGCGAGCTTGCAAACGCCTTCAGTTCGATCCAGAACGGCGGCACGAGCGGCTTGCTCGGCGCGACATGGGATCAGGCTGGCCGGCGCTGGACTGGCGATACATCGAAGCTGCAACAGTTGCGGCAGGAAGCGTCAAGCCTCGTCACGCAGGCCGAGACCGCGAGCATGGTGAACGGCAACTTCACGGACGCGTCGACGGCGCGCGCGGTGCAGAACGTGCCGCAGATCACCGACAGTCCGCAGGCATGGGCCTCGTACCTGCAAGCGCGGCAGAAGTTCCTCGCATCCAAAGCGGCATGGTCGACTGCCCGCGGCGACTGGATGCGCAGCAATAACGCATCGAGCGGCCCGGCATATCGTGACTTCACGATTCAGACGCCTGACGGTAGTTCGGTGTTTGTGAAGTCTGGCGACAGCTTCACGAAGTTCGCCAAAAAGGTCGCGCCGAGCTATTACACGGCGCCGGGCGCTCAATCTTTCGATCCGACGCAATGAGCAATCAAACCTTTCCGTTGTCTTATAAAGACCCGGTCTACGCGGCGGCTGATCAGGCTGCATCCGAGGCGGCCGGCATTCCTTCCGGTCTGCTCACGAGCATTCGTGTCGCCGGCGAGAAGTCGAACGCCAATCAGGTGAGCAGCGCGGGCGCAACTACGCCGTATCAGATTACGCCGGCCACGCGCGCAGCGATCATCAAGAAGTACGGTATCGATCCGTCTGCATCGCCTGAAGCCGCCGCTCTCGGCGCCGCTTATCTGCTGAAAGAGGGCATTCAGCGCACGGGCAGCGCAGCCGGCGCGGTCACGCAATACATCGGTGGTACCGACCCATCGAACTGGGGCGGTCAGACGCGCGCGTACACGAATCGCGTGATGTCGCATTTCACTGGCAGCGGTGGTCAGGATGCGCCGATGGCCGAGCCGACGCCAGCCGCTCCGTTGCCGAGCGCTGCATCGTATGGGCTCGATCCGTCTGTAGTTGGCACGGACACGGCGCCGCAGCAGCAACCGACACAGAGCGTCGCGCCGACTCAGCCAGCAGTTGCGCCCGGTGCTGGCGTCAACAATCAGATCGTTGCCGACTACAACGGCGGCCGGTTGTCGCCTGCTGACATGGATGCGGTCGACGCGCGGGTGAAAGCCGGCAAGATCGCGGTCGATCCGTCGCAACTCGTTCGCCCGCAACAAGCTGGCGCTCAGGATAGCGGCGCACCGGCAAGTTTCGAGGCGGCTAAAGGCACGGTGCAGCAGCCCAAGCCAATCGGCCCGCAAACGCTATCGGCGATGCAGAATGGCACGCTCACGCCCGATCAGCAGGCAGTGATCAAGCAGGGCTTGGCTGATGGATCACTGGTGATGCCCGCGAATGCCCAGCAAGCGCCCGCGGCTGACGCTACAAGCGGCTGGAATCCGCTGGGCGGCGTTGCATCCGACACGCAACTGCCGTCCGGCCCGGATACACGTGTCGCGCCGGCGCAAAGTGGCTCGACGATCGGCGACATCGCAGAGAAGGGCGTTGGTGGCGTCGCTGGCAGTCTGCTGGACATCGCGGCGGCTGGCGGTCGTCTTGTGGGCGCTGATGACTTCGCCAATCAGGCGGTCAATGCGCGCAACCAGATCAATGAGAAGGTCGCGCTCGATACGAGCGGCAGCCTGCCGGGCAAGATCGCAGGCGTTGTCGGATCGGCCGCGCCGTACGTCGCTGCTGGTGGTGCGTCTTTGCCGGGCGCCATGGCTGGCGGTGCGGTGGCCGGCGCAGTCCCAGCAGTCGCGGACAACAAATCGGGTGGTGAGATCGCGCGTGATGCTGCTGTTGGCATGGGCGCGGGTGCAGTCGGCATGGGCGTCGGCAAGGTGATCGGCAAGGGCGTTTCAGCGCTGGCCGAGAATCCGACGATTGCCAAGGGAATCGCGAAGATTCAAGGCATGTTCGGCAGCGCGCCGTCTGCCGCGACACAAGCAAGCGCTGCTGGCAATGCGGTCGACGCCAATGTGGCTGCCGATATCGCGCAGGCATCCGGCAATACGCCCGAGCAACTGGCGACGAAGATCGAAAGTGCACCGGTTCCGCAGACTCCCGGCTACACGCCGACCGCAGCCGAACTAGCGAACGATGCCAACGTGACGACCGTGCAGAAGGCCAGCACAAACGCCAATCCGTCCGAGTTTGCAAACGCGAGCGCGGACAATGACGCGGCGATCGCGCGCGAGCTGGCGCAACAGGGCACGCCAGCCAATCCGGGCACGCCAGCCAATCCGCAGGCAGCGGACCAGGCCGCCGAAGCCGCGGCACAGCACAGCGACGCTCTGGCCGCCAAGGGTCAGGCCGAAGTGCAGCCGCTGGCTAAGCCGATCGCCGACAAGCTCCAGACGCCGCAGTTCGAAGCGCCGGTCAAGCTTGCGCAGCGCATGGCGCGCGATGAAGGCTCAACCGTGTTCGATGACTTGCAGAAGGCGCGGCAGGCTGACGCGGGCGACACGCTCAAGCAGGTTATCGGCACACCCGAGCAACTGGATGCGATGAAGGCCGCACGCAGCACGCAGGTATCGCAGGACTTGCAGCAGATTTTCCAGAACGCCAAGCCCGCAAATCCTACGCCGGTCCTGAACACGATCGACAGCATTCTCGCAGGCCCGAGCGGCAAGCGGCCGGCCGTCGCGCAATCGCTGAACAGCCTACGCAACATCATCGACAACGACGGCGCACCGATCACTGATGCTCAGACGCTCTATGACTCGGTGCGTAAGGGCATCGACGATATGGTCGACCCGAAGATGGCGACCGCGAATCCGGCCGGCGTGCAGGCCTCGCGCGAGTTGTTGCGCGTCAAGGAAGTGCTAGACACTCAACTGGAAAAGTCAGCGACGGGGTTCAAGAACTATCTGGACAACTTCAAACAGGCATCCGAGCCGATCGACGCTATGCAGGCAGTTCAGAGCCGGCTATATAGTGCCGTCGATCCGGTGAATGGTGAAGTCGATCCGGGCAAGCTGGTCAATGCAATCAACAGCATTCGAACCGAACAAATGAAGTTGGGTGCGCGTGATGCCAAAAAAGTGCCACAGGCCACGATTGATGCACTGACCGTACTCGCGCGCCATCTGCAAAACAAGAACGACCTGACCGGCCTTCCCGGCGAAGGTCAGGAGTTCATTCGGCAAGCGCTGACGAAGAACCCGAAGTTCGCAGCCGCACACGAGGAATTCAAGGGCATTCTCGGCAAGCAGTCTCCCGCATACAACGAGCTGCACGGCTCGCATGCGCAAATGGTCGGCACGATCGAATCGCAGCGCACCAGCCAGACGGCGCTTGCGCAGGCTCAGGAGGCGCTCCAGAACGCCGATTCGCCGGCAGGGCTCCGTGCCATCGACAAGATGCTTCCGGACATGGAAGCGGCCGATCGTGCGAAGGCCGTCGCATTGCGTCAGCAGCGCGCGCGCGAGCTTGCCATGAGTGAAGTGGCAGAGCGCAACAAGAACGCCGCGGGCAAGACCGAATTTAATCGAAATCAGTTCCGCTCAACGGCCGACAAGTATTCGCCCTATATGTCATCGTCCGATGCCGGCAAGTTCGGCAACGTCGCTGATGACCTGCTCAACCAGACGACAAGCTACGCCAGGACGGGAAAGATCGCAGGCAGCGACACCGCGCAGAACCAGAGCGCAGCGCGACGCTTCGGCGCCAATCTAGGCTCCGCACTGAAGGATTCAGCCGTGCAAGGTCTCATTGCTGGCGGTGTAGGAACAGCGTTCGGCCCGGTTGGCGCAATCGGCGGAATGGCGGCCGGTGCGATCAGTGGCGCCCTGACGCGTACGGTGACACAGAAAGTTTCAGCGATTACGACGGAAAATGCGGCAAAACTGCTATCTAACGGTAAACTTCTGGCAGCCGCGCTGCGCAACTATCAGTCTCTGGCTGCTCGACGGCTGTTTATCGAGCAGTTGAGCGCAAAAGCGGGCTTTGCAGCAGGCGCCGCAACCGCAAATCAGTTTAACAGTCGCCGTTAGGACTCCAAATGAACACACCGGCCTTTGCAGTCGAGCAGTTCCAGGATGTGTACGCAGAATTGTTGCCGCTGCTGCACGAGCATTACGACGAGATCAGCATTCACAAGAAGATGGGCTACGACCTGAAGCCGAACGTTGCACTGTACAAGGCTATGCAGGATGCTGACCAGCTGATGATGATGATCGGCCGGCTCGACGGTCAGATCGTCGCCTATTTCGTCGTGTTCGTGCGGCCGAGCATTCACTATCTCGATTGCCTCGAAGGCGTTGGCGACATCTTCTTCTGCAAGCCGGACCGCCGCGGCGCAATGATCGGTCTGCAACTGTTTGAAGCGACCGAGAACGAATTGAAACGGCGCGGGGTGAAGTGTTTCATGGCGGGTGAGAAGCTCGCGCATCCGGCAGGGGCGCTGTTCGACCGGCGCAAATTTGAACCTATTGAAGCAAAGTGGGCAAAATGGCTCTGACCAAACAGGAACGTCTCGCCGGAGTATGGGAGCGCGCAACCTCGCGCTTTGACCGGGCTTACGCGCCGCAGCAGCAGATTCGCCTGGCATCGCTCGAAGATCGGCGCTTCGCCTTTGTAGACGGCGCCCAATGGGAAGGTGGCCTCGGCGCGCAGTTCAATAACCGGCCACGCTTCGTCGTCAACAAGACGCAGAAAGCCGTACGCCGGATCGTGTCCGAGTACCGCGCGAATGCGATGACGGTCAACTTCCGGTCAAGCGATGACGGCAGCCGCCAGGCCGATCTGGATGCATTGCGGATCGTCTACCGCTCAGACGAGCAGTACAGTGGCGCGCAGGACGTCTATGTGTCGGCGTTCGAAGAAGCCGTGTCGGGCGGGATTGGTGCCTGGCGCCTGACGAACGACTACGACTACCGCGCGGAAACGGATCTCGACGACGACACGCCGCAGCGCATCCTGTTTGAGCCGATCAATGATGCCGATATCAGCGTGTTCTTCGACCCGAACAGCCGCAAGCTGGACAAGTCAGACGCCAAGTGGTGCGTTGTTCTTAACCCGATCAGTTGGGACACCTACACGTCGGAATACATCGAGAGCGCGGAAATCAAGCTTGAGGAGCGGCCGTCGAGCTTCAAACAGGTGCGCTCGCTGAAACAGTTCGACTGGTTCTCCAACGATGCCGTCTACATCGGCGAATATTACGAGGTCGAGAAAAAGACCGAAGAGTATTCGGTGTGGCGCGAGCCGCATTCCGGTCAGGAGCAAAAAGTCTACGCTGGCCTCGATGCCGAATCTCGAGAACAGGCTGCCGAGGAAGAAGCCGAATGGAAGGCGAACGGATTCGTCAAGGTCCGCACCGGCAAGCGCAATCGCAAGCGCGTGCGCAAGTATTTCCTCGATGGAACGGGCATCCTGAAGGACTGTGGCTACATCGCCGGCTGTGAAATCCCCATCGTGGTCGTGTTCGGAATTCGCCAGATCATCGATGGTATCGAGCGATTCCAGGGTGCTGTACGGCTCGCCAAGGACTCGCAGCGCCTGTACAACATGCAGATCAGCACGCTTGCCGATATCACGGCATTCACGCCGCGCGAGAAACCGATATTTACGCCCGAGCAGATGGCCGGGCACGAACTGACGTGGGCCGGCGATCTCGTCGCGAACAATCCGTATCTGCTGATCAACCCGATCACTGGCGCGGATGGGTCGTCGACCGTTTCCGGTCCTGTCGGGCAGATCAAGCAGCCGGATGTCCCGCCCGCGCTAGCCGGTCTGGTTCAGATCACCGCCGCCGATATGCTCGACGTGACCGGTGGCGATCTGGCGGCCGATCAGGTCAACTCGAATACCTCGGATGCGCTGGTGAGCCGTGTGCAGGCCCATCAGGACATGCAGGTCTATATCTTCATCGACAACATGGCGCGCGCACTGGAGCGCTGCGGCAAGATTTACATGTCGATGGCGTGCGAAGTCTACGTTGAGGAAAACCGGCCATTTGCAGCAATTGGTGAGGACAACACGTCGGAGACGACGAAGATCAATGTCCCGACACTGAACTCGTCCGGCGAGCCGATGATTACGCGCCGCTTTACGCCGGGTCTCGACGTGTTTGTCGACGTCGGGCCAGCGTTCAACAGTCGCAAGGATTCGACGGTCAACACGCTAATCAAGCTCCTGCCGGCCGTGGTCGATCCGCAGATGGCGCAGCTCGTCATGAACACGCTCATCCAGAACCTCGACGGTGAGGGTATGCAGGATCTGTCGGAGTACTCGCGCAAGCAGCTTGTACAGGCCGGGGTGGTCGAGCCGACCGACGAGGAAGCTCAGGAAATGGAAGCGGCTCAGCAGGAAGCCGCAAATGCACCGCCAGACGCCGCCACGGTCGCGTTGATGGCTCAGGCGCACGAGTCCGATGCCAACGCCACCAAGAGTCAGGCTTCGGCCGTACAGTCGCTCTCGGCGGCCGAACTCAACCAGGCGAAGGCCGCGCAGGCCGTCTCGCAGACGAACGCCTCGCAACTGTCGACGATTATCCAGATGCTGCAAGGCATGCAGGGGAACGTCCAAGGCACTGCCGAGCAGATCAGCGCCAGCCAGCCGCAGCATCCGCTTGACGGCAAGGTGAATGCCGCCATTGCGAGCGGCAACGCGGCGCCGTCGCCGGGCATCAATCCGCTACACGGAGTGCAGCAGGTTCAGCCTGATCCGAGCGCGCAGCAGTTGACGGCTGGCAATCAAGCGCCGCCGCCTCAGGCACCGATCCACGCGTCTAACCGGCCCGCTGTCGGCAAATGAGCGCCGATGACCATATCTACCATCCGGGAGACTTTGCGCTGCCGGATTGGGCGGAATGCCTGCTGACTCAGGGGCCGCGCTACACCATTTTTCACGGTGGGCGCGGTTCGGCAAAGTCAATGTCTGTGGCTACCGCGTTGGTCCTGCGCGCCGCGTCCGCACCGCTGCGCATCCTGTGCTTCCGCGAAATTCAGGAATCGATCGACGAATCTGTTAAGGCGATCATCGAGCAGCGCATTAAAGATGCAGGGCTAGAATATTTCTTCAACATAACGAAGCGGGAAATTACTGGCCAGAACGGCAGCAAGTTCATCTTTCGCGGCCTAAGCGATGAGACGAACGATTCGATCAAGTCGCTCAATGACATCGACATAGCCTGGGGAGAAGAAGGGCAGGCCATTTCGAAGGATTCGCTGGACAAGTTCCTCCCGACGATCCGAAAGGACACGTCCGAGATATGGTTCACGATGAACCCGGAACTCGATACCGACCCGGTTTATGTGACGTTTATCCAGAAGCGGCCAGTTAACGCTCGCATCATTGAGGTCAACTGGGACCGAAACCCGTTCTGGAATGCCGCGATGGAGGCCGAACGCCTTCGCTCGCAAGCTGACGATCCGGACGACTACGACCATATCTGGGAAGGGATTCCAAAGTCAGCAATGGCCGGCGCGATCTATCGGCGCGAAATGCACACGATCGTTACGCAAAACCGGATTCGCCCGTTACTACCCGACCAAACGATGAGTCTGCATGCGATCTTCGACCTGGGGATCAGCGAAACGGACTTGATGACGGTCAACATCTCGCAGGCGGATATCAGCGGGGCGCGCATTGTCGACTATCACGAGGACAACGGCTATGGCATTGAACACTATCTAGATTGGATCAAAAACTCGGGGTATAAAGACGTTACGATATGGCTGCCGCATGACGGTAATAATCGGTCTGTCCAGACCGGAATCACGACCAAAAAGAGCGTTGAGCTATTGGGATGGGAGGTAGAGATTGTCCCAAACATCGGTCTAGAGCCAGGGATCAAGCTGACCCGAAACATGCTCAAGAACGTTTTCGTATCAGACTCGCCGCAATGCCAGCAACTGATAGAGCATATGCGACGCTACACTCGCGCGAAGTCGGGGCAACCGAAACACGATATGCATTCGCACTGTGCGGATGGCGTGCGATATCTCGCCGTAGCAATGGCACATTTCAAAAACGTGTCAGAGCGGAAGCGCCACCAGAAACAGATGGCGGCTCAGGTACGTGTCATTCCAACGCAGAACCATTGGGGCAGTGTAAGTCGATGACCATGCTCAGGCGATCGACAGACGACTCATTCCGCACCTCGTGTTCCAGGTTGTTCGCGAACCAGAACAGGCGACCGGTCAACATCTGCATCGCCTCATCCTTGCTTCCGTCTTTTTCCTCGCCGCAGTAGATCACGGCGCCGGGTTGGCCTTGCAGCACCAAATGGAAGCGCCGCCAGTATCGGACGTGTTCCGGTGTGTCGGCATGGCGAAAGATTCGGCCGCCTGGCTTGATTCGATTGATCAGCACACGACCAATCCGTGTGGCGCGCGTGAACTGCGCGAGATCGAATACGAAGCCATGCGCTTGCGGCAACTGGTCCCACGCCGGCCAGCAGATTGACTCGTGCTGATCGTAGCCCGGTAGCATGTTCTGCTTGTACAGCTCGATCTGCTCATCGGTCAGGCCGGTGGCGATCTCCGGAAAGCGCAGCATGATCGTATCGGTGTCGCCGAACGGACCTTGCGGGTACTTGCGCAGGAAGTCGTCCGCCTGCCAGCGTGACGGCTCCATGGCGACGGCAAGAGCCAGCGCGCTCACGTCCATGTTGTCTTTGATGATGCGAAAATTACGCATTCTTGTCCTTTAACGTGCGGATTGCCGCCGCGCACCGAACTGCTGTCTCGTGATAGCAATCGACATCTTGCCCGGTGTACTGCCCCGCAGACTTCAGAACCGTCGCTTCGAAGTCGTCACAAAATTCTG